ACAAGATGGTAACAGAGTTATCTTTGTATATGAATCCGATAGAGTTAGATAAGTGTATGGACTTTATGTGGACACTAGAACAAGGTGAGTTTGATACTAACATGACAGTTGGTGATTGTGAGATGCAATTGAAATTGATCCTTGGCAGTGAACGATATGAGATGATGAGAGAATCATGGGGACAAGATAACACTAGACTAATGAGTGTCTATGGTAAACTTAAATACAAATGTAAGCGAGATGGTATAGTCTATGATGGACTAGACCCAGAAGATAAGGAAAGCGATTATGAAAAAATCTACGTATAAACCAAAGCCTAAGCCAAGACCACGACCTAGATGATTGACAACATTGATCTAAGCGATTGGTCTGTTAAACAGTTGTGTCAGTTTCATAACAGTGTGAGACGATCTGGCTGTAATATGAATGGACATGGATACAACTATCATTACGATGACAACGATCAAATAATTAATCAAGTTAAACAAACATTAATAGACATGGGTGCTTGTAGCAAATATGTTTTAGAATACAGAGGACAGTTATGACAGAATTAGAAAAGAAGATGGGATTCACATATACTAAGTTAGCATCATATCTATGTTGTGAAAACTGTTACAAGCATTATGTAATGGCGTTAGCACCACTAGACAATATACTTGATGTAAAACAGTTGCACGATGCAATCATGTCAATATCACAGAGAAAAAGATTGCCTGTTAAAGTGCAACATCTATTTGATCTTAAGTTTACAAAAATCGGAGAAACATTACAATGACAACAAAAAAGAAACCAGTTAAGGGTGGCGCCATGAAAGGCGCTGGTCGTCCAAAAGGGTCTACTAACAAAGTTACTAGTGAGAGAATACTAAGACAGATATCTTTACAGATGGGTAAACCTTTTGAACAATTGTTAGCAGAAGGTTATCATGCTAGTATCATTGCGTGTGATACTACTGCACGTATACAATACGAAAAACTTATATTATCAAAAGTTATTGCAGACAAGCATGAGTTAGACGTACATTCAATGGGACAATCACTTGTGAATAACTTTAAGTTTAATCAGCAAGAGTTACCAGAATGGCGTGAACCTGATTTAAAGATTATAGATGCCAGCAAATAATATAGATATAACTCTCTATGGAGAGCAACAGACGATTATGTCTGATTGGCTTGAAACAGATAAGAGTTGTATAGACATTGTGCCTGTAGGATCGGGTAAAACATTCTTAGCCGCAGTTGCACTGCCTTTGTTTGCAAGTGATGAAAGATATCATAAAGGTAAAGACATTATCTATTCTGCGCCAACAGGGTCAATGATCAAGTCTTTGATCTGGGAACCTTTGAAGCAGTCATGCATGGAACACTTTGGACTTAGAGATGGTAAAGAGATCAACAACTCTGAACTAACAATTAAGTTCCCTAACGGTGTATTCATTCGTTGTAAGTCTGCTGAGATGAAAGAAAATCTAAGAGGACTTAACGTAGGTGTATGGGTAGCAGACGAAGCCGCACTTTACTCACAAGATACTTTACAAGAGATAACAAACAGATTAAGACCTAGAGTAGGATCAGCAGACACTACTGGTAGATTGATTGTTATATCTACGCCTAACGGTAATGGTCCCTTATACGATCTATTCAATATGGCAAAAGACAACCCAGATAGATATGTTGTTCGTCATATGAACTACTTACAAATGCGTAGTGGTAACTTAGAGTTTATCGAAGAACAAAAGAAGATGATCAGTCCACTTAAGTTTGAGCAAGACTATATGTGTTCCTGGGAGTCAGTACAAGATCAGTTCTTTTATACGTTTAACAGAGCAAAGCATTGCAGAGATATCTTTGATAATTTAGGTGACATCTATACATTCCATGACTTTAACAAAAGAGTTATGTGTGCAACTGTAGCACAAGTTACAAATCCAGGCGATATGAAAGGTACGATAGAGATTCTTAAGTCGTATGCAATTAAGAACTGTTCTACAGAAGAACTAGCAAAACAAATTAGAGAAGACTATCCTAGACGTAGAATTTATTCTATTATTGATATGTCTGGTGCACAAACAAACAGAGATACTACATCAACATTCGGTGTAACAGATAGAACTATACTTGAGAAGTATGGCTTTACTATTATCAACAGTAAGCGATCTAATCCATTAATCAGTGACACTGATAACTCAAGCAACGCATTCATCAATCGTGGTGGACTTGTGATTAGTCCATATGACGTACAATCAATTGAAGCATTACAGAGTTATCATTTTGAAGATGGTACACGTAAGAAGTTAGTCAAATACACAGATGCAAAGTATTCTCACATTGACGGACTCGGTGACTCAATTCGTTATGGCATACATCATTTGTTTCCATGCCAACATGACAGTTGGGGTGGAGCAGATTACGTAGGTAATGATCAACGTATAAGCAGAGCAATGCAACCAGGCTTAGAACATGAACCCTATAGTCCATTATATGAGGGAGGTCCTACGTGGGAAGAAATTATGGGTCAACGTGACGAAGATATCGATCATGTTATTTGGTAGTATATTTTATTTTTAATCGTTATTTTTTATTAGGTATAAATACATTATGACAGAACACAACTTTGATACAAATTACAGCGAGTACGAAAGTCTGCCAGACTTAGAAAAACGTTTAATCAGGTATAGTAGAATCATGTATGATTTATCAATGCCAGGTCAAATTCGCAAACACGAACACACATTCACACACTATAAAAAACAAATGATTGCTCTTAGATATCAGTATGCACAAATTAAAGGCAATGATTCATTTACAGAAAAAGTAGATAACTTAATTATTAAAGTAGACAAGTTAAGAGAAATAGAATACAAATCTTAGGAGATTATAAAATGGGAACAAGAACACCAATAGATGAAAGACTCTACAGAAAAACAATTATAAACGAAACAACTGGTTGTTGGGAATGGCAAGGTGGTATTAACAATATCGGCTATGGCATGATCAAAGATACAGAATTCAATAACATGAGAACAACGCATCGTGTCTCATACGAAGTAACTCATGGAAAAATACCTAAAGGTAAGTGTGTTTTACATACATGCGATAATCCTCGTTGCGTCAATCCAGATCACTTGTTTGCTGGATCGCTACTAGATAACACACGAGACATGATTAAGAAAGATAGACATAATCATTACGGTAGTAGAAGCAAACAAAAATGCGATCATTGTGATATGGTAGCACAAAAAGGTTTACTTGCTCGTTGGCACAACGATAACTGTAAACATAAAAAGTAACTTTAATATATAAATACAATATTGAGTTATAAATAACATCATACATTCTAGGAACTTTAATACATGAAGTCAAGGTCACTCTTAAAACAAAATCCACTATATGCCGCTATGTTGCCGCAGATGTTATCGTATCAACATGCGTATCTAGGAGGTCTACAATTCAAAAGAGAAGTTCGTAGAAAGCGTCCATCAGAAGATTCAAATCTTTACCAAGATTTAATTGAAAACACAGTTGCTCAACCTATCTGTCGTTATGTTGTTGACACAATCAACGATGTAGTTTTTGAACCAGGCGTAAAACGTGATCTTAAGTTTGCTACCCCACAAGGCAAAGCAATCGCACCAGACAACATAGACTGGGCACAACTTTTAACACTTGATGCTGATCTACAAAACAGAACAATGGATGCGTTCATGGAGAATGTAGGTGATCTATCATCTATCTACGGACAGTGTTGGGTATTCGTAGACATGCCTCAAGCAAACGAAGGCAATCTAGGCAGACCATATGTAGTTGCACTTAATCCTATCTCAGTATGGGATTGGGAATACGAAATCTACGGTGGCAAGCCTTGCTTAAAATACATTAAAGTATTAGAGAACGAAGACGATGATGCTTACTACTTCAAATGTTATCACTTAGGAACAGAAGAATATCCATCATATTGGATTAGTTATGAAGTAAGCAAAACTGCACAAGAAGATGAAGATGCAGAAATCATAGCAGAAGGTAACTATCCAGAAGGTATGGGCATACCAGGATTCATGGCATATGCCAAACAAGATCCAAGATCAATAGACTATGGTATCTCAGATATCGACTCAGCCTCAGATGCTATGAGAGAATACTACAAGTTAGAATGCGATGCATACACATCAATTCAGTTTGCTAAAACATTAATTAGAGCAGACAAAGGCGTATCAGTACCAGCACAAGCTGGTTCAATCGTTAGAGCAACTCAGGGTCAACTTGAGACTATCCCTGTAGACACAGGCGATGTCGAAAAGACCATGGCTAAACAGAAAGAAGTTTTAGATCAAATAGAAAACTTGACAGGCTTAGGTGGACTAAGAATGTCTCGTCATAATGTGCAATCAGGTATTGCAATCATAGAAGAACGCAAACAATTACATAGAGTCGCAAAAGCAAA